AGAAGGGGAGTGCCTCCAGTAAAGGTTAAAACATCACCAACTGTATACCCGGTACCTGCAGCATTAATTACTACAGAAATAACAGATTGAGAGCTGGAAGCTTCTTCGATTCTTGATTTAGCCAAAAGGGCATTCCAAAGTGGTTCATCCACAAGATGCTGTTTAGCGTCCCCCCAGGAATAAGTAGTACCACTTCCCGGATTAGCACTGTTAGATGCAATATACGGACGTAGATAAGTAGAAAAGCTCCACTCGACCGGGGCCAAGGAGTCGTTAAACGCCTTCCGACCACGACGAGAAGTACCTGCCGTACTTTCCATCTCCGACAATGTTATCTCACTAGCATTTGTCGACTGACTGAAACTAAAGCCTTCCAATAAAGGTATATCAAATGCTAGACTTCCCGAAGGAAATGTACCATCTGCCTTATTCGGAAACACTCTTAGTGTCGCGTCACGTTGAAAAAATAGAGCCATAATTGGTCTCCTATAAACTTGAGTTGTGCTCGACTATGCGTTTGCTGAAGTGAGCAGTAACTCTAATATCGTACTTCTACGATCATTTCTCCGACCCCTAGAGGCTGTAAAACACCCTCATCGGTACTTATATTAACTACACTTACTTGAGCGACATTTTGTGTCCCTTCAGTATGCGAATAGTTAAATTGGCCGGCATTATCAATAACTGTTTCAACGTCCTCTAGTAATTCTTCCAATTCCTGAATAGGTTCTTCAGAATTTACATAGATTCTAAATGTAACAGTTAGATATCTCCATTTTTGTCCACCGCCATAATATTCACGAGTTTCTGACCCGGCAGACATGTGTAAAGCGGGAAAACTGTCTACCTCATCCCAAAATTTCATACGAGTAGAAATAGCGCCGCTTAAATCGGATTTATAACCGTCGCCGCCATCGATTTTCTCGAATGCTTCAGCGAAGGCTTCCAATATAGCGGAACGCCTAGTAGTATTTGAACGAGCCATTAGATTACATCCACGATTCTGTACATATCTAAAACCCTTTTAATATGATCAGGGAATCCGATATTAGCATTTATACTAGTTGAGGTCTCATTTTGGATAGATGCTCCTGCTAATGACTTTCTTCCTTTGTACTCTTCTTTAAGGTAATAAGTAATTAAGTCATATATAGCTAGTCGCAAATCTTGAGGAGTAGAAGAATATCCTGCGGTGTAAATAACTTCAACAGAAGAAAATCCTGTTGCCCATGATTTTACAGACTTATCCCCGTCTATTCTATAAATACGATCATGTTCTGCATCTATATAATAATCTGTATTATTAACTAAAGTAGTATAAGAGGTAGTAATACCATCTCTTTCTTTTACAGAAGTTACCGACACTAAAGGCGATTCTGTTAAGAATAATTCGTGTGTACTAGGATCCATTATATCGAATTTTTCAGTATACGCACTACTGTAATAATCAACAAAACTAGTACTACAATAAGTTTTTACCAATTGACTTATAGGAGCAATTAAGGAGTCGATTTTACCGTCCTCTTTAAAATGATCTATTCCTTTATAACTTTTATAGTCAGCCTTTGTTACTAAATCGGCCATAAATCTCCTCGTAAAAATCTAGGGGGGCTGGAACACCAACCCCCGAAGATTACCCAGCATTAAGAAGCTTTATATTGTAAGGCCCACTTGTTAGTAGCACCATCAATAATATCAGTAAAGCCGATACGTTGACTAGCAACGAGTACTCGGCGTTGATTAGCAACTTCATAGTCACTCTCAACTGTAATACCACGCAAACGCGGAATTACGAAGTTACGAGCATTTACAGCCACGGCGTAATACTTACCAGTAGCCGGCGTTGCAAATTCGTCAGATACGATTACAGCTGAACCGTATACTTGACCAACTTGACCCGTCAGCTTAGTAGCAAGTCCTTCGACTTGGCTGGAATCTGCATAAGCAGAATCTGCGATTAGGTTATGATATTCCGTTAGGTTAACGATATATACCACATCTGAAGGCCGAACGCCATATTTACCCATATTCTTACGAGCTGCCAATAGATTAGCAGCTGTTAGAGCTTCAGAGGCAAACGCTGTGCCAGATTGTGTTTTATCACTATCCGCAATAGCCAGAGTGATGATACCATCAGGAGAAGCACCGCCGGTTCCAAAAGGACCGTCAGCACTATTACCTACTAGAATCATAGCTTCAACAGCGCGAGCATGCGACCGAATTACCGCTTCACGAATTAGTGGAAGTACAGGAATAATTGCATCCTCTTCCGTTTCATTACCCAGGTAGGACTGTGAAATGAGTTTTTTCGTAGATAGCGTTCGTTCAGTTAGATCTGCACCACCCCAAGGCGTACCATAAGTATCACCTCGTTCTGCCAAGTTACCGTGCGGGCTAGAACCCGAGGCTGCCTGATTAGCCGTAAATTCGGCATAACCAGCATCTGGCATGATGGGAAGAATCTGAGTCGCAGATCGCATTTGGATCTCACGGAAAAGAGGCGCAAGGACGAGTTCGAGTTGGATGTCTCTTTCAATATTAGAAGATACTTCCTGCTCAAAATCAGCTGAGGACACTTGAACACCAGAATGTGCATTGACCTTCTCAAGTACACTCTTACCGAAATCGGTATCATATCCTTTACCCGTTGTACGAGCTAGAATATAGGCGTTAGATATGTCATCTTTATACGCGTCTTTCCAATCAGAATTGTTGGCACGGTCGGAAAAAATCCTTTTTGATTCACGAATATTTTGAATCTCTTCGGACTTTTCCTTTAGTTCGGAACGTAGTTCATTAACTACAGCTTCCAGGTTTTCGTGATTCTTGGATACGCGCTCTTCAACATCGTTGATTAGGCGCTCCGCACCAGTCGTTACACCTTGAACCACAGCTTGAACCTCAGCTTTTCTCTTATCGAGTTCAGCTTCTTTAGTAGCTTTTTCTGCTTCAGAGGCAGCCTTAGCTTCCTCTACTGCAGTTTGCTTATCGACATCTCGCTTGGCCTGAGCCATTGCGATTTCTGCCGCTGTTTTGCGCGCTACTTCTTTAGCGAACTCTTCAAGATTAAAGTCTTCTTGATCAGACATTATTTTTTCCCCGAAGACAGCATTAGCTGTTTCTTTTGGTGAGTCTTTATCAGACTGACCAGGTTTCATTTGAGGATCGTTGATAAACTGTGCTTTCCAAACAGTATACTCCTCCTCTGTATCAAATGTTTTTGACACAGAAAAAATAGCTGCTTGATTAGCAGGTACAGATACGACTGATACCTCGAACAGTTCGGCTTCTTTGATCCTTAAACCGTCAGTTTCCTCTATATAATCTGCGTCCTTTACTCGGAAACCGACACTAAAAGCACCGAGAACGCCTTCTTTCACCATGTCGCGGATTTTACCCGCAGACTTAGAGATAAGACCATTAATTTCTAAACCTTTATCAGTAGTTGTTAAATCAGTAACTTTACCAATAGGTTCATTATAATTATGGTTAAATAGAATAATTGGATTATTCTTATAATTTATTAAACCACCTCTTTCCCACGCGGTAGCTTCAATAACATCCCCAGCTCGATCTTCATCGTTAGTACTAGCATAACCACGTATTTTTACAGTACCATCATCCTCTTCATGAGCTTTAAACTGAGAAGTTAGAGTAAAGATTTTATTCATTTTCATCCTCTTCAGGAGGTCTCCCTCCTTCTCCTGGATTTGCCGCGCTACCTGCTATATTAGCAGGAATTCTAACTTCATCCAGCCCGTCAAGTGCTTCCATTCGTAAGGAGGCTCTAGCTTCATTAGGAGTAATAATCCCTGTATTAACTAGAGTTGAATAATAGTCTGCTTGATCTCGTAGTTCTGGCTGAAGTGCAGGAACATTACTTAAATCTTCCTGTAAATCAAATCCAAAATATCTTTCAAACGCAAAATTAATTTTTCGTACGATAGGAAGTATGGTTTCTAAATAATACATTCGATGATTAGGTCGAATATTTGCATTATTTCCACTATCAAGAAGTAAAGGTGGAACACCTAATGCTTCTAAGATAATTCTTTCGTTAGCTTCAATTGAGGATTGAAAATCGAGTTCTTTAAAATTAATATTAGTTAATGTATCGACTTCTAACCCTCCATCTAGAATAAGAGGTCTGTGACCACCCGAATTCGGATTATAACGTGCTCTCCAAGCAGCTAACATCCTTTCTTTAATCTTCTCACTTAGTGTATTAGGACTTTTGATAACGAGTCCTGGTACTGCTCCATTCTTAAAGAAAGTATCTTGAAATTTTCTCATTGAACCCAGTAATTGCATGGTTCTCCATGCGGGCTTCAATCTAGGAACTCCTCTATAAATTGAATGAAAGGAGTTTTCTTTAACATGTATAATCTCTTCTGGACTATAATCTAATTTACCCTGGTATACGTATCTACTAACAAAGTTCTTTTCATGTGTATCTATATCTACATTTCGTGCGGGTAGATGATACAAGTGCATTCCATCATAGTATATAAAAATATTTCCATCTATTAGTAAGTCAATTATAAGATTTCTTTTAAAGCTATTAACATCCTGAAAAGGATTAGGCTCTCTGTTTAATATAAGGTCTACCCTGGACTTGCGAATATTTTTAATTACAGGGTCTAAAGGTAGCTTACCTCCTATATCTACAGGAATCTCTGCAACATCATCTACGATCATGTTTACAGCCCTATTAACAACTTCAATCTCTTCGTAGGCGTTAGCATAGTTTACATAGTTCTCACTAGTCCCTATACTAAAACCTTCATCTCTAGCAATTATAACTTGAGCAGGATTTAACTTCTCTTCCTCTTCAACTTGCTCTCTACTAAATATATTATTATACCAAGCCATACTTTTCTCTTTGCTTTCCTACCCACCGTTTTTGTTTCGGTGCTGTTGCCAATTTAGGACGTTTCCCATAAATCGAATGTAATTTTAAATGATGGGTATGACAAAGAGTAACTGCTTCGTCATATAGCTCTTGGTAATGCTCCTCTATAAACTTTTCCCTAACAGAGATGATACCTTCCGCTGTGCTAATAACTATCTTATTTCTAATTAACCAAATATCTAGCAGTTCTGTCAACCCGTAAAAGTGATGGAAATCCAGACTTTCTTCACTTTTACAGATAAAGCATTCCGATCCTTTTGAGTACTTCGCTTTTGCTTTATCTCTAACGTATTTGACTAAGTCTCTCTTTAGGTCCATAATGTATTTTTACTCTAAAAATTATAACAAAATTCAGCACCGTTTGTCAAGATTCTTTTTTTACGAGGTGCATATTAAAATGTACCTGCAGACGTCTCGAAGCTGTACAGCGCATACCTTAACGCATCTGACATATGTGAAAATTTATCATGTTTAGGTTTCTCTCGTAAAAGATTAGGATTTGAATCCCACTGATACTGATCTAAACAGGCTAAAGTATGTTCACACCTTTGATTTACTAATAGTTTATTATTATCTACTATAGTGGCTACATGTGCTATTCCATCTAGTACTGACTTCTTAGCATTTATAGTACTAATGTCATAATTTTGTGCTAAATCAAATCTAGTCTGTTGAGCGGCAGAATCAATATAGATCCAATCAATATCCCATTTCTCAATCAACTTTCTTATTTCTCTAGCGTGATGCTCAGTAGTTTTCTCAGCATCAATGTACTCATCTAAAATATAGTAATTTTCCTTATCCCAATCAAAGCCTATTACACAAAATGCAGTAGGATCTTTATACCCTACGTCTAAACCCGCAAATACATCCATACCTTCAGGTTTAAATTGATCTACATTAGTTACACACTTCTCGTAATTGAAGTTCCATATCTGCCCTTCATAAGTATTAAAATCAGCTAAATATTCTTGGGCAAACTCTGCCGATGACATTGATATTCTAGCCTCATGAATATCTTCTTCACTATGTCTAGGATTCTCATGGTAAGTAGCTTTTATAGATACCCAGTCACTGTATTCATCATTATACCCTCTT